GCCGCAGCCCTGCAGACGCCGATCGGTGGGACGACCAAGAGCGTCACGCTCAACAAGCACAAGACGGTGGACTTCCTGATCGAGGACGTCGCTCAGGCCCAGGCCAACGTCAACCTGCTCGACCGCTACGTCCGTCCGGCAGCGCTGGCCCTCGCCGAGGCGGTCGAAAAGGACATCTGGGCGCTCTACGCCTCGCTCAGCACCGCGGTCGGTACCGGCGGCACGGATCTCAGCGCCGCGACCATCCGCCAGGCGCTGCTTGCGCTCAACGAGAACTTGGTCCCGGCCAACCCCCGCTACCTCGTCATCTCGCCCAAGGACCAGGTGGCGCTCCTAGCCGACTCGACGCTCCAGACGTACTTCGCGTTCAGCAACCGCGATGCCATCGAGCAGGGGGCGATCGGTCAGCTCTACGGCTTCACCGTGTTCATGAGCCAGCTCGCGCCGGTCGTCGCTGGGACGCCGACGGTGACGCACAACCTGGCGTTCCATCCGGAGGCGTTCATCCTGGCCATGCGGCCGCTTCCGGACGCGCCGGCTGGGTCGGGCACGGTATCGGCAGCGATCGTCGACCCGGACACTGGTATCGCCATCCGGTCGCAGATCAGCTATGACCCGGCGTTCCGCGGCGTGCGGGTCTCGCTCGACGTCCTGTACGGCGTGGCCGTCCTGCGGCCGGAGTTCGCGATCGACGTGCGGAGCTGATTCCATGCGGCTCGTCGTGAACCCATTGGGGCGCGTCGTGGACGTGACCGACGAGCACGCTGCCGAGCTCCTGCGCCAACCCGGTTGGCGCGAGGCGACCGCGGAGGAGGCTCGGCAGTGGCGCAGCGCGGTCGCGCCCCAGCGCGACCCCGCCGAGGAGGCTCAGCATGCCCAGGCCGACGCTCGCCCTGCTCAGGATACGCCTCCGCCGCATGATCGGCGACGACGCCGACGCGTTCAGTGACGACGAGCTCGACGCCATCCTCGACCGCTGGGGGGAAACCCTCGTCAACGTGCCCCTGGAGCCGGTCTGGGAAGGCGTCGGCGCGAGCCGCACGGCTCGGCGCTGGCGCCTTCCCCTCCCTCCCTGGGAGGCCGATGCGGTCGTCCACGACGGGCTAACGCCGGTGACGGTTCTCGCGAGCGACTGGGTCGCCGGTTGGGTAGAGGTGGACCCGCGGACGGCTCCGCTTTACGTCAACGGTCGGTCCTACGACCTGGCGGGGGCAGCGGCTGATGCGCTCGAGGAGTGGGCGGCGCGGCTCGCTCGTGCCTATGACGTGTCGAGTGACGGTCAGTCGCTGGCGCGCAGCCAGCAGGCGCGCGCGCTCCTGGCCGCTGCCCAGCAGTTCCGGACGCAACAGCGACCGCGCACCGGTGTCCTGCAGCGACCGGAGGACCTGTGGTGATCGATGCACGGGAACTCGAAAGCTTGCGTGCCGACGTTGCTCGCCTCCTCGCTGAGACCGTCGAGATCCGCCGACAGGTGCGGACAAGTGACGGTGCCGGCGGGTTCGTCGAGAGCGAGACCACGGTCGTCATCGTCCCGGCGCGCTTCGCCCCGCTGAGCGAGCGCGAGGTGCGCATCGCCGAGCAGCTCCAGGTGGTCGCCGAAGCGACGGTGACGCTTCCCTGGCACGTCGACGTCCGGGCTGGCGACGTCGTCGTGCGCGGGAGCGAGCGCTGGGAGGTGCGCGGGGTACTGCCCGAGCGGACCTGGAACCTGGTGCGCCGGGCACTGGTGGCGCGGACATGAAGATCACAGTCACCGTGGTCACGAACCAACTCCCCGTGTTGCCCCGCGTCGTGCGGCAGGTCGCCGACGAGGCTGTCCGCGCGGCTGCACTGGCTGTCGAGGCGCACGCCAAGCAGGTCGTGCCCGTCCGCACCGGGAACCTCCGGGCTTCCATCCGGACCTGGCAGGAGGGTCCATCGACCTGGGCCTGCGGGACGAACGTGCACTACGCGCCGTACGTGGAGTTCGGGACGCGCTACATGGCGGCGCGACCGTACCTTGCACCGGCTGCTGAGGCGGTCCGGCAGCGACTCCCGTCCGCGATCGCCGAGGCTATTCAACGGGCACTCGGTCAGCCCTGATGCTCGAGACGACACGCATCGAACGGTGGCTGTACGACGTGTTGAGCCGCGATCCGGTGCTGTCGTCCGCCGTCGGTAGCCGGATCTATGCGTATCTTGCGCCACCCGAGGCCGAGACACCGTTCGTCGTGTTCGCCTTCCAGTCTGGTGCCGACACCGCCGGCATCGGCATGGCGCGCCTCTTCGTCTCGGCTCTCTACCAGGTGAAGGTGGTCGGGACCGGCTGGTCCTGGTCACCGCTCCAGCCGATCGCTGACCGGATCGACCAACTGCTGCACGCGGCGTCCGGGACGACGGTGGACGGACGTGTGCTGGGCTGCATGCGCGAGCAGCCAGTGAGCTACGTCGAGGTTTCCGACGGGAAAGTCTACCGCCACTTAGGTGGCCTCTACCGCATCTACGCCCAGTAGTCACGAAAGGAGGAACCGATGAGCCTGCCTGCGAGCGCGCTCCGCGCCGTGCAGATCGGGGCGGAGGCGACCTACGGGACTGCCGTTGCGGCGAACCGGAAGTTCTCGTCGCTCACGCTCCGGATGAACCCGGAGGTGATCGACCGCGAGCTCCTGAACACGATCGGGAACCTGGTCCCGACGATCCTGCAGCCGGGAATCGAACTGGCTTCCGGTTCGCTCGAGGGGGCGGTCAGCTTCCGCGAACTCATCTACGTGTTCGCGGGATTCCTCGGCGACGTGACGCCGAACCAGATCATGGACGGGTCGACGGCGACGGGGGCCTACCGCTGGCAATGGCAGCCGGCATCGTCGTCGTTCACCGTCCCGAAGAGCTTCACCGTCGAGATCGGGACACAAGGCCAACCACGGCGTTCCACCGGCGTCCTCGTGTCGTCGCTGCGGCTCGCGATCGAGAAGAGCAAGGCGACGATCTCGGGCGACACGATCGGCTCCCGGCTCGACGCCATCGCCGCGTTCACCGCCAACCCCACTATGCTCGAGCCGGCCGTACCCGACTTTACGTTGAGCCGGCTCTATATGGCGACGACGCTCAGCGGCCTCGACTCCGCGACGGCCGTCGGCTGGGCGTTCAAGGCCGACGTGAACTTCGGGCAGCGGTTCGGCCGCGTCATCCCGATCGGTCTCCAGCGGATCGGCTTTGTCCCCCAGGCGACCAAGCCGCAGGCCACGCTCTTGGTCGTCGACGACAGCGACGGGGCGGCTGAGATCGCGCGGTTCCGCAACAACGACGTGGTGTACATGCGGATCGTCCTGCAGGGGCCGGTCATCTACTCGTCGGGATCGACGACGATCCGGCACGAGCTGCGTCTCGATATGGCCGCCTACTACACCGGCTGGCAGCAGGACGACGCCGAGGACGCCGCGGTGATCCAGCTAGCGGCCGGGATGGTGTCCCGCTCGGATCTGCCCGGTGGCTACCGCGTCACCGTCGTGACCGACCGCAACGCGCTCTGATCAGGGAGGCTGTATGCCAGCGCTCAACCAGCTCGTCAACGTCATCGTGCCGATCCAGATCGCCTACGAGACCGGCGAGGGCGAGGTCGTCATCAACGCGAGCTACTCGATGCGCGCGTTCGCGCAGGCGGAGATCGAGAAGCTCGACGACCAGCAGGCGATCCCCTTCCTCGCCCGCGTCCTGGTCGACTGGGACGTCACTGATGACGAGGGTAAGCCGCTACCCATCACGGAAGAGACACTGAAGCTGCTACCATGGCCGGTCCTCAATGACCTCTTCCTGGCCATCCTCGAGGACGCCAAGGAGGAGCGCCGGGGAAAGCGAGTGAGACGCGGCAGTGGCTCCTGAGCGAGGGCCTGATCGGGGAACCGGCCGGGTGGTTCCTCCTGATCGAGCTGGCCCGCTGGCTGGGAGTCGCGCCGTGGGACCTCTACGAGCATGCGGAGTGGATCCCCTACGTCCTGGAGACCAAGCGCTTGCTCAACGAGTACGAGGCGGTGATGGAGCGACGCCGTGCCCACGGTGAGTGAACTCAAGGTCGTCGTCGCGGCCGATACGAGGCAGCTCGAGTCCGGGCTGCGCGCAGCGAACGAGAACGTGCGCGCGTTCGCTGGCCAGGCGGAGCAGGCCGGCCGCGGCATCTCGGCGCTCTTCTCCTCGGTCATCCCAGGGGCCGTCGCTGTCGCGGCCGGAATGATCGGGGTGAAGTTGGTCGGGGCCGTGGCGGGCGCCGTGAGCGGCATCGCGCGCCTCGGTGTCTCGTTCAACGCCCAGCTAGAGCAAGCGCAGGCAGGCTTCGCGACGCTCCTCGGCTCAGCCGAGAAGGCGCAAGCCTTCCTCCGCGAGCTCGCTGACTTTGCGCGGACGTCCCCGTTCACCATGGAGTCGTCGCTGCAGGGTGCCCAGAACCTCATGGCTATGGGGTTCGCGGCTCGTGACGTCATCCCGTGGCTCAAGACGATCGGCAACGTGAGCGCCGCTCTCGGCGGCTCGTCCGATACCTACTTCCGCATCGCGTACGCGCTCGGTCAGATCCAGGCCCGTGGGAAACTGGCTGGTCAGGAGATCCTGCAGCTGGCTAACGCGGGCGTCAACGTCAACCAGGTCTTCGAGGTCATGAGCCAGCAGACCGGCAAGTCGGTCGCTGAGCTCAAGAAGATGCAGGAACAGGGCCGGATCACGGCCGACATGTTCCTCGAGGCGTTCCGCGAATGGTCGGAGACCCGCTTCGGTGACGCGCTCGCCAACCAGGCGAACACGTTCTCCGGTGCACTGTCCAACCTGAAGGACACGTTGGAGATTACGGTCGGTGACGCACTTTCGCCCTTCTTTGATTTCGTCAAGCGGATCGTCGTCGGCCTCACTGACCTCGTGAACTCACCTGGCTTCAGCCGGTTCGGCGAGACAGTGAAGAGCGCGATGACCATGGCGTTCTCCGCGGTCAGCGAGGTCGGAGGACGCATCGTCGAGTGGATCCGCCGGCACTTGACCTGGGAGGACGTCGAGCGCGCGTTCGCTGCGCTCGTCATCGCGGTCCGGACCGGCTGGGAGATCCTGAAAGCGGTCGTGACGACGGTCGGGGCGACGGTCGTCAGCGCCGGCAAGGCGATCGCCAATGCTCTGTCGCCGGTCGGGCGAGCGGTCAGCGACGCGATGAACGCAGCAGCGCGCGAGACCGGGCAGTCGAACCGGTCGTTCGCCTACTGGGCTGGCTTCACGAGCGGGATGATCACGCGCGTGGTCACCGAGCTCGGGGGCCTGGTTCAGGCGTTCGCGACGGCCTTCGGGTCGATCCTGCGCATCGTGACGACGGTCGGGACGCTGATCGCCCGGGTCATGGTCGCGCTCCTCTCGCCGTTTTCCCGGCGCTCGCCGTCGCTCGTCGAGCAGGTCCAGATGGGGACCCAGGCGATCGGCGAAGCCTGGCAGAGCCTCGAGCAGCATGTCCGGCCGGTCTTCCAGCGACTCGGCGACGGGATGCGCGCGCTCGGGACTACCGCACGGGAGGCGGCGACGACCGCTGCGGGCGCCTGGCGCGACGAGTTTCTCCCGAGCGTGTCGCGCGTCCTCGCGGGGGTGACGACCGCGGTCGACGAGACTGCGCGGACGATCGCTCGGCGCCTCGCCGGCGATATAGGCGGGGCGATGGCCGCTTTCCGCGACCAGGTGATGGAGTGGTGGGGTGGGCTGGTGCGCGGTGACCTCATCGACGAGGACCTGACTGCAGTCGCACAGCGCATCCGCGAGTTCGCCGGGACGAGCGCAGCAGTCCTCCAGACGCTGAGCGCGAGCGTGCTCCAGCTCTGGGACGACTTCCGTTCCGGCAACGTGACGACCGAGGAGGCCCGCACGCGGCTGGAAGCGCTCAAGACCGCCGCGGAGCAAGCGAGCGAAGGTTTCGAGGCGTTCCAGGCCTTCGTGCGACAGTTGCAGAACGAGATCCGCAAGCTCGATGACGAGATCCGCGAGCTCGAGCAGCGGATCAGAGGGCTGGCCAACATGCCGCTCGCCGGCGAGGGGGCAGCTCAGGAGCAGATCCGGCGTCTCGAGCTCCAGAGGAACCTGATCCAGGCCGCCAAAGCAGCCGTCGAGTCCGGGTCCGGCGCGCGGTACACCGCCGAGATCCAACGAGCACTCGACGAGACGAATCAAGCGCTCGCCGAAGCGGTGGCAGCCGGTGCCTCGCCTGAGCAGATCCGGCGTCTCGAGGAGCTCCGCGATGCCTACCAGGAGGCGCTCGGCTACGCCACCATGGACGCCGAGACGCTAAAGAAGCAACTCGAGCGGGTCAACGAACAGCTCCAGGTGTCGCGGCGCTTGTCCGACGTGACCTTCGGCGCGATGCGCGAGGTGCTGCAAGGTCTCGGCGAGCGGCCACAAGCGGAGACGCCGTTCAGCGAGCTCACCAAGCAGATCGTCGCGGCGACGCAGGCGCTTGATGACCTGATCGAGCGGCGCGAGGGGCTGCAGGAAATCTACGCTGATGCGCAATCGGTCGCCGACTCGTTCCAGACGGGCATGCAGAACGTCTCCAAACTTACGGAGGCACTCGAAAACGTCATCCCCAAGCTGGACAAGGCGGCTGGTGGTGGTGGCGGAGTCGCCGCGGCGCTCGAAGACGCAGCCCTTAACGTCGAGGACCTAGACGCGAAGCTCGAGGACATAAAGTCCCCGCTGTCGGACATCGAGCAGGCAATGAAAGATTTCGAGCAGGGCGTCCGGGACGCCAACATGCGCTTCGGCGACCTCGAGGCGACGCTGGCCGACATCAACCAGGCGGCGAGAGAGTTCTCCGAGTGGCTGGACAAGTGGTCACAGAAGATCGAGGACTTCAAGAGTAAGCTCGAGCCGGTAAAGGGAGCCGCCAGCTTCGCGCTCCAACCGGAACGGCTGCTTGCGGGTCCAGTTGCAGGACCGGTCGTCGACGTCGCGAACCTGCTGCCGCTGCCGGAGGACGTGAAGCGCGCGGTTACGGAATGGGCGCTCAAGGTCGGTAGTCCGGCGTATCAGGCCTGGAGCCTCTGGCGCGACCTACAGGTGGACGAAACGAAAAAGGCGGCAAAGGACGCGTTCAAGGGCGCGCTCGAATTTGCCATCGACCAGTTGCCGCAGGGCGTGCAGGAGAAACTCCCGACGCTGGCAGCAGTCGGCGGCTCGGTCATCGAGGAGATCGGGAAGGGAATGGAAACGAGCGACGACTGGATCCGGCGGGCCGTCGGCTCGGTGCTCTCGCGTATCGGCGGTTGGATCGAGGAACACGCCGGCGACCTCAAGAGCGACGGCTCGAAAGTGACGGCTCACCTGGGAAGCGGCGTCGAGCAGGCGAAACCGGCGCTGGTGAAGAGCGCCGAGAACGCGATCCGCGGCATCGGCGAGTGGATCAGCAGCAACACGGCCACGCTGACCGACTGGGGCAAATCGATCGCCTTGACGATCGCCGACGCGGTGGCGGCGAAGAAAGACGAACTGAAGAAGAAGTTCGACAAGTTCGTCCATGGCATCAAAGAGTGGATCGACGACAAAATCGACACGTTCACATCGTGGGGGAAACAGATCGCGTCGGCCATTGCGGACGGGATACGGTCGATCAAGCTCCCGCTGCCGAGTGTCACGGTCGGCGTGAAATGGGTCGACCCGGACCAGTCCGGACCGATCCCGCCGATCCCTGTTCCGACGTTCGACGTCAAGTGGATGGCGAGCGGCGGTATCGTGCGGCGACCGACGCTGCTGGGAGCCGGCGAAGCTGGACCGGAAGCGATCCTGCCGCTGGACAGCCGCGGTGTCAGCGTGCTGGCCGACGCACTCGCTCGGGCGCTCTTGGCCGTCAACGCGCGCGCTGGAACTGCGACGCCGACGTACCAAGTCCGGATCTACCTTGGCGAGCGTGAGCTGCGCGATGTCGTCAAGCAGACGATCGTGGAGGCTCTGCGATGACTGGGACGGTGCGAGTCGGCATCGCGAGCGCGACGACGACGCTCTGGTTCGACGGTTCTGCTGGTTGGGAGGTGCCGTACCGGAACGGTATCCAAGCACGGTACGGCGAGGAGCTTTCGCTCGAGATCCAGCTGGTGACGAGAGGAACCCCGAGCGAGATCCGGTCGCAACTCGTGCAGCTGCGCAGCATCGTCCGGACGATCGACCGCGGTGGAGGAACGTTCCTCGTCGACGATGGATCAGTGGTCGAGACGTATTCGGTGCGTACGGCCCAACTTCAGGACGTGTCCGAGCGGCTCCCGCTATGGCCAGCTGGGTTTGCCGAGGTGCGCTTACTGCTCACGTGTGACGCTGAGTCGGTCTCGTCTACAGCCACCACACTCCTCGAGCAGTTCGTCACCGAGACCGGCGAACCGATCGTCGTCGATCCGGGTGGTCCTGCTGTGCTCGGTCTCCGGGTCGCGCCATACGATAAGCCTATCCCCGCGGCGATCGAGGCGTATGTCATGGACGGGGAGTACACAGCGAGCGACATCGTTGTCCCGCTGGGAGACCCGCAGTACGACAGCGGGACGTACATCTACGACGCTGAATATGAGCCACCGGCGCCTGAGGTGGACGTCTACGCCGAGGTTACTGGCCCGCCTGCTTCCCCGACGATTGCGATCACAGGTGTGCAATCGATTTCTCCTTTTCAACGCCTCGCTGCCTTGATCGAGCCACCAGCCTCGCTTGCAGGCAATTGGCAGGCGAACGACTGTTTCGTCGTCGTCGCCAAATATCTGCGACAGCTGAACTGGGTGCACGACGGTGGCTCCGTGCATGCCTTGCAACTGTCGAGCGCCGCGACGTCAGTGCCGTTGCCGCCAGTACAGATGGTCGTGGCTCTCCGTGGCGCGACGCTGCTCGGTGTCGTGCAGCGCTCGATCCGAGAGGTCGATACGACCTGGCCAGTTGGGGGAACGGTGACGTGCTCGCTTACGGTCACGTTGCCGAGCCTGCCAGCGAGCCACCGGTACGTCGTGTACGGCGTGCGGAGCGGGTCGTTCTTCGTCAAGACGACGACAGGGCGCATTCACAGGTACGGTTTTCCGAACGTGCGGGCTGGAAGCCTTACTGATACTGGGTATTCGCTGCGGTGGCGGTCCGCCGACCTCATCGAGATGACGGGTACGAGCAGCCCCGTGACGTTTAGCTGGCGAGTCGGCCTCGATACGACGCCCCCTGAGGACTTTGCGGAGATCGTGAAGACGTTGAGCGTCGACCTTGCCGTGTTTGCTGTTCCTGACAGCGCGTTCTCGACGATACCTGCTGGCGACTACCGTGTTGCGGTTGTCGGTTATCAAGGCACGACTCCCGTAGTGGCTGTGCACTACGAGCAGTTCGTGCGTGTGCCGAGTGGCTACCGGCTGCGCGTCGATTTCGACTCGCGTGACCCTAGCCTGACACACAAGGTGTTCATCCAGCGTGTCGGGACGTCGCAGTGGTATAGCACGAGTGCAACGCCACCGAGCGTGACACTGAGCGCACTCGGCACGGCCGAAAGCATGCCGAGCGTGTCTGCGGGTGGTACGCGCGAGACAATCGCCGTGACTGCGCGACCTGCCAACGTCCAGTACCCGGTCCAGGAGCGGTCGGCTGCGTATGTGGCTGGTGGAAGAAAACTCGTGCCGGTCGGGCGGCTCAGTTTTCATCAGGGAGAACGGTACACGGTTCGAGTGGCCTCTCGACAACCTGTCTACCGCCTGTGGGCCCTACCCAAGCCACGTATGGCAATCGCGGGCGCGTATGTCATTGCGAGCGCGCTGCTCGAGTCGGTGCGCCAGCAAGGTCGACCGGTTATTCGGGTTTCTTCAGCGGCAGACGTCCAGTCGGTCATCAGCATACAGACTGCATATACGGCTCC